GTCCGCCTCCCCGGCATTCAAAGTGTCCGTCTGTGACGCAAAAACAACGTGCACGGCGGCGTGCGAGCCTCCGAAAGACCACATCGTCCCTTATGGGGCGAGCCATAACAACCAGGTCTTTCCGGACATGTCAGGAACTGCGATGACGTGGGTACAGAGGATGGCCAGTGGGTTAGGTGGGCTGGCCCTCATCGCGGTGGTTGTGCTGGTCTTGGTAACCTGCATAACAATGCGTCGGTAAGTTTAAAGGGGGCTATATTACCCCTGTTAAGTACTAACCAACAAGTAGACAAATAGACGCTAACCACATATATAACCAGCTATAGCATACTATATTCAGCTAAGCAGTTGTAGTAGTAAGGAATGTAGTTCAAAGGGCTATACAACCCCTGAATAGTAACAAAATACAAAAATATTAATAAAAATTTTAAAAATCACAAGAAATTCAATCATTAAATTATTAATTGACTAGCCGAACTCTAAGGAGATGTAGGCGTCCGAACTCTACGGAGATGTAGGACTAAATTCTGCCGAACCCCATAACACCGGGGACGTAGGCGTCTAATTTG